ACGCAGAACCAAAGTCGCTTATCAACGTCTTGCAAAAAGCGGCAGCCGTGATGATGCGGCAGCTTTACTTGAAAGTCTTATTTAGGAAAAAAGACAATGGCTATTATTGCAAACACCTTCACCAAGTATGATGCGAAGGGTCTTCGAGAAGATCTCAGCGATGTGATCTACAGCATCAGTCCTGAGACGACTCCACTTGTTTCAAACATGAGCAAGCGTCGCAGCGTATCTAACACTTTATTTGAGTGGCAGGTTGACTCGTTGAGCGACGCTGCAGCCAATGCTCAGATCGACGGCGACGACCTTTCCAGCTATACCGCAACGGTTGCAACGTCCAGGCTCGGAAACTACACCCAAATCATGCGCAAAGATTTCATCATTGCTGACAACTTGGGTGGGGCGATTGATGAGGCTGGACGACGCTCAGAGATCGCTTACCAGTTGGCCAAGAAGGGCAACGAGCTGAAGCGTGACATAGAGTTTAACTTCTGCGGCGTAAACCAAGCGGCTGCCGCTGGTTCTTCTTCTGCGGCTCGCAACACTGCCTCTCTTAGCGCGTTCATTCGCACTAACACAAGCAAAGGCACCGGCGGCGCAGATCCCACCGTATCAGGCGGCATTGTTAATGCTGCTCGAACAGACGCAAGCACATCAAACCGTCGAGCATTCACTGAAGCAATGCTAAAGACAGTGGTACAGGGCGTGTGGTCGCAGGGCGGAGAGCCTAAGTTCTTAATGGTTGGCCCACACAACAAGACTGTTGTAAGCGGCTTCGCAGGTATCGCTGCACAGCGTTACATGGCACCAGAGGGGCCAACAACAATTGTTGGAGCTGCTGACGTTTATGTTTCGGACTTCGGTTCGATATCAATCGTTCCTAACAGATTCAGTCGCGAGCGCGATGCGTATGTGGTTGACCCTGATTTGGTTGAGATGGCTACATTGCGACCAATCCAATCGGAAGAGCTTGCAAAAACTGGTGACGCAACCAAGTACATGCTCTTGGTCGAAGCGGGTCTGCAAGTCAACAACGAAGCCGGTCTCGGCATCATCGCTGACTTAACAGCTGCGTAAAGGAAGAAAATGGAAGATCGACGCACACTTGCTGTTGATAAAGCCACTGGCATTAAAACAGAGTTCGTTTACGAATCCGGTGATACGTTAAAAGACGACACGGTTAAGATTGCGACCTCGCAAGATGTAACCAAAATCGTTGAGGCGAACAAGCGGGCGCGTAATGAAATTGATCGCCACCACAAGTTCGGGGAGTGGTCGAAAGTTGCGTCTATTCCATTGACTGTACTGTACGACTTGAAGCGGCGCGGAATCGCCGACGATCCCGCCGCGTTCAAGCGTTGGCTCAACGATCCAGATAATCGTGCGTTTAGGACGCGCGACGCCAGGATCTAATGGCCGTCACTAATTACAGCGAACTCCAGGCAGCGGTTGCTGATTGGCTGAATCGCGACGATTTAACGGCCGCCATTACAAATTTTATTTCGCTTGCAGAGGCTGAGTTGACCAGGACGCTGCGGCATCGATCGATGATCAAGCGATCCACGGCAACCATCGACAGCGAGTACTCCGCAACGCCAGGGGATTGGATACAGACCGTGTCCCTGATCCTAGAGACAGACCCTGTCCGGCAAATGGAGTATGTGACAAACGAGGCGTTAAACGGTTTAAAAGTCAGCAGCAGAGCGACCGGCACACCGACGCACTTCACACACGTTGGGACAGAGATACAGGTTCACCCAAGGCCGGATAACACGAGTACTGGCTACACAGGCGAAATTGTTTATTACGCAAAGATCCCCGTTCTCTCTGACTCCAACACCACCAACTGGTTGCTGACTTTGGCGCCAGACATTTACCTGTACGGCGCTCTGATTCAAAGCGCGCCATACCTGAGAGACGACGAAAGGCTGGCCACCTGGGCGAGCCTTTACCAAAAACTAATCGAAGACCTCTACGTCAGCGACCAACGCACTCGCGGGCAGACGAGCGTAAGAATGCGCGCGGCTGCGCTGCAATAGGAGTTAACAATGGCTGGTTTTAGTGACTACTTAGAGAACAAGCTGCTGGCGCATACGTTCAGCAATACAGCGTATTCGAGTCCTGGCACCGTTTATCTGGCGCTCTATACAACCGCACCATCAGACGCCGGAGGCGGCACTGAATTAAGCGGCAGCGCATACGCGCGTCAAAGCTGCGCGTTTACTACAACCGGCGCTCAAGCCAGCAACACCTCTGCGGTAGAGTGGCCAACGGCTACAGGCTCTTGGGGGACTGTGATTGCTGTCGGGGTGTTCGACTCATCATCAGGTTCCACCAACCTGTTAGCCTGGAACAACCTCACAGCAAGCAAAACCATCAGCACGGGCGATGTCTTCCGCATAAATGCGGGTGACCTCGATATTGATCTCGACTAGTGAGCCAGGGCTACGGCAATGGCAGTTACAACTCTGGCAAGTGGAACGTATGGAGCTATAAAGATGGCTCTTCAACGATCACTGCCACGGGTGCGCTCGCTTGCGCTGGCACTCGCGTCCAGCACGCGGCAGCTGCCATCACGGCTACTGCGAGCGTTAGTTGTGGCGCTCATCGCGTTGTTCCTGCTTCTAGCTCATTTACGGCAGCGTCTACCCTGGCGGCAACAGCGTCCAGGGTACAAAGCGCAGCGGCAACAATCACAGCAGCAAGCAGCGTCTCGGCGTCAGCTGTCACGGTTGTGGATGCGAGTGCTGCGATTACTGCGGCGTCTACTGTCACCGCTGCGGGACATCGTCTCGCGGCTGGCGCATCAACAATCACAGCCTCGTCTACTGTTAGCGCAGCTGGCGAGCGAGTCGCACTGGCAGGGGCAACGATTACTGGATCGTCTAGCACGTCTGCATCAGCGTTTCGTATCGCTCAAGCGGCGGGCGCGATCAGTGCTGCAGGCAGCGTCACCGCAGTCGGTGAGCGCGTTTCAGATGCTGCCGCAAGCATTGCGGCAAGCAGCAGCGTCGCTGCATCCGCGCAAATTATCGTCGCGGCATCAGCAACGATCACAGCAACATCAACCGTCACAATCCTTGGCGGCGAGTATCACTTTGGCGCTGCAAGAATCGCGGCGTCATCTCGCGTCAGCGTATCAGGCCGCGAAAAGTGGGAGCCTGAGTCTGGCGCATCAACGACATATACCCAGCAGCCAGCGGCCAGCACGAGCTATACGCCTGCGTCAGCTGCATCTACTTCATTCACTGCGGCAAGCAGTACAAGCACTAGCTACACAGAACAACCATCTGCGAGCACTAATTGGCAAGAAGCTGCATAGGAAATAACAATGGCTGATACGTTTACTAACGACTTACGTTTGCGCTTACAAGAATCCGGCGGTAATAGCGGTCAATGGGGCGACTTGCTAAACACCACTATTACGAACCTAGCGGAAGCTTTTTCTTATGGCTCTGAGGCGATTGCTAACGCAAGCACGCACACGATTACGTTACAGGACGGCACGAGCGACGAAGCTCGATCTATGTATTTGAAGTGTACCGGCGGCGGTCAGGCTTGCACGGTAACACTTGCGCCCAACACGATCTCTAAGTTGTGGTTCATAGAAAATGCGACCAGCTACACGTTGACGTTTAGCCAGGGAAGTGGAGCGAACGTGGCGGTTGCTGCGGGTGCTGTGAAAGTCATTGCAACAGATGGCGCGGGCAGCGGAGCTGCCGTTTACGACGCCCTGGTTGATCTGGATCTCACTGGCACCACCGCGATTGCCGCCGCCGACATCACCACGCTGAAGATTGGCGGCACCACAGTAACCAGCACCGCTGCTGAACTTAACTATGTGGACGGTGTAACTTCTGCCATACAGACTCAGATAGATGCTAAGGCTCCTTTGGCGAATCCGACGTTTACTGGCAGCTTTACTAGCCCCGGTATCGACGATAACGCAGATGCCATAGCTATCACGATTGATAGTTCGGAAAAGGTAAAAATTGGTTCGGCGGCTGGCTCAGAAAAACTTTCTGTGCAAGGTTCGATAACGTCAGACGGATACATTTACCCCACAACTGACAACGGCTGGTCGTTGGGTCTTTCAACAAATCGCTGGGGTTCTGTTTTTGCGCAAACAGCAGATTTTGAAAACAGCGTGGGCATCGGGACTAGCAGCCCTGAGTACCTTCTTACGCTGGAAGACACTACGCCGACGATAGCGTTAAATCACGACACAAGTTGGCCAGCAGCCAATGCAGAACTTGGTCGCATTTACTTCGCAACCGATTGGAATGGAGTAGGCGCAAAGATTAAAGGTGAGTCCGATGCTCAATGGGGTAACAGTGACTATCCGGGTCGATTGACGTTTTGGACAACTCCGGATGGAGCGGCTGATGCAGTCGAACGCATGCGCATCAGCAGCGGCGGCGACCTTATACTTGCTGCCAATGCAACAGGTGCGGCATTAATCAAAGGCGTATCAGGAGACCAAACAGATAGAAATACTGGAGGTTATCCGCAATACACTTTTGTTGGTAATGAGGGCACGGGCATACGAAGGGCGTCAGCAAATGTTTTAGCCTTCGATACGGGTGGAGCAGAAGCCATGCGCATAGACGCATCAGGCAACGTGGGTATTGGGGCAAGCAATCCTGACCAGAATCTCGTTGTAGAAAGCGTGGCAGATACTCAAATAAAAATTGTATCAGGGGGTTCAGATGACGCTTACCTGACCTTTTACAACGGAACGTCGCTCAAACACTACTTTAAGCAAGACAATACTGGATTGTTTGAGCTTTACTACTACGACGGCAGTTCTGCAAACAGCAGAATAGCTGTGAATACAAGCGGTGACGTGCTTGTTGGCACCTCAGACACAACTCTTTTTAACAACACGTCTGATGGCGGCATAGGTTTGATGGCTTCTAATCGGCTTGATGTTGCTAGGGCTGGGGATGTTGTCTCTACGTTCAATCGGATGAGTGATGACGGTTCTATAATCCAGTTTTACGCACAAGGGACATTGGAAGGCTCTATAGATGTTAGTGGCAACAACGTAACGCTTGTTGGTTTTTCTGGCGCACACGCATCTAGCGGAATTGACGTTACTACTGCCAAAGGCACAGTTGTTAGCACAATTGACCAAGAGCATAAAAACAGCCACGCCAAGATAAAAGTTTCAGATTCAGAAGGTGACGCTAGAGTCTATGGCGTTATAGACCGCGTTTCTGAAGAAGGGGACATTATTGTTTCTGGTGTGGGTATTGGTGAAGTAAAAGTCACAGGAGCTTGCGCGGGTGGTGACTTGCTTGAATCTGCCGGTGATGGCACAGCCAAAGTGCAGTCAGATGACATCATAAGAAGTAAAACAATCGGGAAAGTAACAATCGGAAATAGTGATCAAGGTGTGAAGTTAGTTTCATGCGTTCTCTACTGCGGTTAATAAGGAACATAAAAAATGCAATGGACAGTGTCCTCAATGAACAGAACCCTAACCGACGGCGACCTAAGCGACGTTGTAACTGTACTGCACTGGCAGTGTACCGACTCAGATGGTGAGCATCATGGACGCTGCT